TATTTGTGGGATTGAAATTCCATTATTATAATCTATAACTATATTTTCTTTATCCTCACTTTTAAGTATTTTTCTAGGATTTAAAAGTTCTAAATTATTATCCTTCATAATTCTTTTAATCCTTGTACAACTACATTGAAAATATTTTTCCAATTTACTAAAAGAATAACCTTCTTTTATTTTTAATTTAAGATCAACTAAATCAATTAAATTATCTTTTGATTTTCTTTTTAAACCTCCAACCTTTACCTTACACTCAGTACATATTTGCTTAAATTTTGAATAACTACAACCTATATTGTGAACTATTTCTTCATATGATAAAGAAACATTTGAATTTATTAATTCTTTTAAATAATTTCTTTTTATTTCTCTTACTTCACTTAACATAAGAAATAATTTTTTAGCTAATACTGAAGATTTTTCTTGAAGATTATCAATTATATATTGCCTTTCAAAAACTCTATCTCTTTTTTCTTCAATGATTTTATCTACCTCACAATCAATCATCTTCCCTATAAAAGTTTTATTATATTGATATCCTAATTCCTGAGCTATTTTATCTATTTCATAAATTCCATAAGTATCCAATAATTCACAAAATAATTCTTTTTGTAGTTTTTTAATTTCTGAAATTTCAATCTGTAACCTTTGACCTAATGTTTTATGATTTTTCATGAGATTATTTTTTATATAATCTCTTAAAAAAGTATCATTTTTTAAAGAAATTATTGATTCCATTTTAACCACCAACTATATTTTTATATTTTTCTTTAACACTTGATTTATCAATGTTGACATAAATCATAGTGGTATTTATATTCTGATGTCCTAAAACTTGTTGAATTTCTTCAACATCCATTCCTTTTTTTAGTGCCATTGTTGCAAATGTTCTTCTAAATCTATGAGGATGAACATTTTCAACTTTGGCTCTAGTTGCAATTGATTTTAATATTCTTCTAAATCCATTAGAATCAATCTTGCTACCTTGCAATCTTTTAGAACATTTATACATAAGTCCATCAACAACCCACAAATAAGGGGTATTATAATTTCCTCTTTCACTGATGTATTTTTTAATTGCAAGAGCAGCAATTGTACTCATGAAAGCAACTCCTTCTTTATTTCCTTTTCTAATAATTCTTATTTCATTTTTTTCAAAATCAATATCTCTAATTTTTATATTAGCTAATTCTGTTGCACGAACAGCACTAGATATAAGTACCTCTATTATTGCTTTTTCCAATGAGTTTTTACAAGACATTCTAAGTTTTTCTAATTCTAATTGTGTAAATGCAGTTTTTTCAGTTTTTTGACCCTTAACTTTTTTAATTCTTTTAACAGGATTATTAGAAATATATTCTTCTTCATTCAAAAAAGAAAAAAAGGAATTTAAAATTCTTCTAATATTATCTATTGAAACGGCTTTTTGCTGATTCCTTTCTCTTTCTACAGCTAAATACAATCTAATATCATCAGTAGTAACTTTTAAAAAAGATTTCTTTACAAAAAGAGAAAATAATTCAAGAGTATTTTTATAATACAATAAACTTTTATCACTTAGATTTTCAGCTTTTTTTGTTAAAAAGAATCTTTTCCACAACTCAGTATTAGTTCTATTTGAAACTACTATTTCATTTTTTCTTGAAACAATATCATAATCTTTTAACTGAATAATGATAATATTTTTAATTCTTTCTATATCTTCAGAATTAAAATCATTAGTTTTATCAATTTCAAAAATTATTTGATTTATAATGCTATTCTTTATATCTTCCATAATCAACCTCTAGATCTAAACTTGTATCACCACTAATGCTATAATTAAATGTATCCCATCTTCCAAATATTTCTCCTGTTAAAGAATTTTTATTTTCACATTTAGCTTTAGCTCCAACAATAGTCAACTGAACATAAGCCATTTGAATAGTATTTTCATCTAAATCACTACAATGGATAAAAATTCTATTTTGATAGTTAATACCTTTTTCTTTCAACACTGCTAACATTCCTAGTATTAAGCAACCTGAACCACATGCAGCATCAAATAGTCTTATCCTATTTTTTGAATTTAATTCTTTTATTAATTCATTAACTCTTGTTTCTGCCATAAGTTTTGATAAATGAAAGGGTGTAAAAAATTGACCTTTCATTTTATTGTGAATGCCTAATTCATGATATATTTTGCCTAAGTAATCATCTATTTCTTTTTCAAATAACATTACCAATTCAGCATGGCATTCAAGAAAAACTTCAATTACTTCTTTACCATGTTTATCTACTATCCTTTTAAATTTTTCTTCCCTATCTGAATAACCTAGTTTATTGCAAGTGTTTGCATAAGTATAAAACATACATTTTACCCAATCAAAGAATATTTCATCATAGTTATATTTATGATCCAGATCTTGTATTTTTTTTACTATATTTTTGATAGAGGCTTCTCTAACTATTTCCTTTTTAGGAAGCTGTCCAAATCCAAAAAGGTTTAAATTATTCTCCATTTATGTCTCCTCTCTAAATAAGGTTATTTTTCTTTAATTCAGCATATTCTTCTAATTGTTTTATTAAATCTTTTTCTTTTACCTGGAACATTTTAAAATAATCTCCATTTTTAGCAACACTAATTGTATTTTTTTGAGTAACAAATTGCTTAGGAATAAATAAAATGAACGGTTCAATCAATCTTGTATCCTTATCCTTTTCTAAAAAGGCAACAGTTATATCTTGTTCACCTCTTGCTCTAATAGACCAGCTTATATTATTTTCACTTTTTTTAGTGATTGAACTAAATTTAACATCTATATTTAATCCCTTAAAATTAAAATCAAATACAGGATTATTTTTTCTCCAATACTTATTAGCATCAATTGCTTCTGGAACTAATTTTTGAAAATATTCTTCAGCTTCTCCACCTTTTTTACCTGCTTCACTGCTATATTTAATTTTGTCCTGAATTTTTAAAACTCCACTTCTAAGCAATATTTTATGAGCAGTCAGTATTGGTAAGCCACTTCTTTTAATAGATTCATAAAAATCTCCACATTCCATATATATTTCAACTATTTTTTCCAATATCTTCCACCTCCATAAGATATGTTTCGTTACTTCCTCTAACAAACCAATTTTTTGAAACTCCAAGATGTAATGATAATGTTTGATCTTCGTCTATTCTTTGAATTAAATACATTCCAGGACTTGTTTTAGATTCCATAATATATTTATATTTAGTAGTTTTGTATTCTCCACAATATAAAGACTTTAATAAAATAATATCTCCTGGTTTTAATTCAACATTTAATTTATTATCAACAAGTTCTATTTTTTTCATTTTTCTCCTTTTTTTCTCCTGCTTCAACAATAATTTCTGTCAATAAGTTACAAAAATAAGGTGATTTAAAATAGAAATCATTTGGATATGAAGATAATTGGTTATTAGTATCTTCTAAAAATTTACTAACATCAAGTCCTGAATTTTTCATCTTTATAAGTTCAAAATAAGTTTTTACTAAATTGTCAAATTCTTCTAATCCTGGTGTAGCTTTTAGATAAACTTCTTTTATATTATCCATATATCCTGTATGAGGAGAGTCTATCATTGATACTAATTCTATTTTTGCTCTAAAAAACCATTTGTTTATTATTTCTACTAAGTCCCAATAATTTAAAGAACTTAATCTTATTCTATTAGCTTTAAAAACTAGTTCATAACAAATGATCTCTATTATATTTTCATGTCTAATATCGTATTTTTTCTTTTTAAAATACATTTTTTCTATTTCTAAAACTTTATCTGCAATTTCATTTAAAGAATTTTTTAAAGTAAAGTTATCATTACACTGACTTTTTATAAAACTTGCAACTTCATCATACATTTCATGTATCTTAGATTTCTTTTTAGTCATTACTCATTTTTACCTCTTTCTTTCCAATCAAACTCTTCTGCTTCTTTTTTCTCTTTATAAAGTTTAATAGCCATTTCTTTTTTGCTATAATTTCTCATACCTATTGTTTTTTCTCTGCTTCTTTTCTTATAAGCAGCATCTTGTTTTGATTTTTCTCTCCAGTACTGTTTCTCACAAGCAGCAGAACAGTACTTTACTCTTTTATCTTTTATATCTGTAACATACACTCTTGTCCCACAATGAGCACAAACAAACTCTCTGGGACAATCAACATTATCATAAAATTGATTAACTCTTATTTTCATTGCTCCTCCTATAAAAGTTCGGGAATTGCTATATCTTGATATACCCAATTCATATATTTATTAGATAAATCAAATAATTTATTTAATTCTTTTTCATCAATTCCAATCTTTCTAGCAATCCTTCTCATTTTAGCTGTATTTAAATCTTTTACCATTCTAGCCCATGAACCAAGTGTTCCCATAAAACCAGCTGGAAGCCTTTGTTTAATATCATCAAGAGTTAAAATAAATTTTTCACTAATTCCATTGAGACATTTTTCAGTTTGTTTTCCAATAATATTTCTATAAAAGAAATTATTTTCAACATCTTCTCCTTCGTCTTCTGACTCAAAATAAGTGTTAAATATTTTGTCTGCTACTGCTTTTGTCTTACTAATTAGCATTAATTTATCAAATTTGATATAACCTTGATTTTCCTTAACTTCTTTATCCCAAACTTCTTTATGATTTTGACAAACAATTGAGATATTTAAAAGAGTTGTAGCAAACTTTGTAGCATCCAATTTTTCATCAATTGGCTTTCTGATTATTTCAATTTCTTTTTTTTCATTTATTTTTATTTCCCTCTTCTCTGTTTTCTTTGCTTTCCTCATTTTTGACACCTTTCTCTGCTATAAGAGCAGCTAAAGCTAGTTTTAAAATATCCATAGAATCACATCCAGCTTTCTAATTTATCAAATATTTTATTAAAATTTCTTTTTAGAAATCTAAAAATATTTCTACCTTTTATTTTTATATATTTAAAAAATGTCATTTTTTCAAATCCTACTATTGAATTTGCTAAAAATTTTTCTTTATTTGTCATTTTTTCCACCTCTTTTTTTAGCTTTAGCTTTTACTTTTGCTTTTGAATAACGATTAATTTTTTTAGATAAACAAAGTAATGCTACAAAGCCTAAACCTTTTTTAAATCTTGAGTTATTTCCTTTTTTCTTAATTGTGCAAGTATCTTTAAATAATCCGTATGTATAACTTATTCTTAATGCTCCTTTACACAATTTAACGAATATTCTTTTTCTTCTAAGCTCTCTTAATTTCTTTTTCATTCTTAGCCTCCATTTTTATGTATTTTTGGATAACTTTAACGGCATCTATTAATGTAATATTGTCTGGAAATGGTATCTTATACCAATATTTTTTTAATATTTTACAGTGCATTTTCTCTCCTAATAATCTTGACACTGCAAATAACTTCCTGTAAAATAAAACTGTTTCGGGGCTTTATCAACACGAGCAAGTTATTTGCAGTGCAAAATGATAAAGTCTTTTTTAGACTAATCTATTTAAAACCTTTATGAAAACCTTAAGTTCTTCAATTTCATTCCTTAAATTAACAGTTCTTGAAATTCCTAACATAGCAACAACTGCATCATCATTAACCAATGATTCATTATATTTAATTGTTTCTTCTGCCTTTTCTATATTTTTATCAATCATAGTTCCTCCATAAGTTTTTGTAGACTATTGATATATTCAGTTAATTCTTTTTTATATTTCTCTTTTTCCTCATCTTTTAACTTCTTGACTCTTTTTTCCATTTTTTTGATTTTATTGAAATTAAAATATTTTTGCTCTTTAACTTTAACTTCAACTTTTTCTTCTACTTTTGGTGGAGCTAGAAGCTCTCTTATTTCTTTAACTTTTAAAACATCTGTACTTAAAACTGCTTGAACATCATCAAAACCTAATGAATTATGAGATAAGACTTTTATAGCCTGATCTGACAAACTAAATATTTTATCTTTATAATCAGGAAAGTAAGAATATAAGTTCCATCTTTTTAGAAATACAGAAACCATATCTTTTGTAAGTCCTGCACTCTCATACCAAGCCATAAAACTTCCAGAAGGTTTTAATATTTTTTCTATTTCAGCTAATGAACTACAAATATCAAATAAATTATTTTTATATTTTCTAAAAGTATTTAAAATCTTAGCTTCATATTCTTCAACTTGTTGCTTTTCAACATCTGAAATTTCGTAACTTCCGAAATCAAATTTTCTTAATTGACTTCCAGCTATTGCATCTTCAAATGCTTTCATTACATTATTTTCATTACTCATCTTCTATTTCACCCCACACTTTTATAAAAACATTTTTTATTTGCTCTAATTCTTGAGCTCTTCTTTCCCAAAGTAAAGTACCTTTTTCAATTAAGTTTAAAATTAATGAAGATTGCTTAATTGGAATAGATAAAAATACTCCTGAACGATTTAACTTTTCTTTTAAAAAAGTATAAAAATCTTTTTCTATCTTTGTTCTTCCTACTCTATTAGGAATAACAGCTCTAATCTTAGATATATCTGTTTTTTTAAGTAAGTTTAAAATAGAATTTGTTGTAACTGAATCCAAGAAAGTTGGAACAATTATATGTTCAGCTACATCAACAAAGACATTATCCAAGTTCATAACTGGTGAACCATCTATGATGATATGTTTAAATTCCTTTTTTAAAATATTAATCTGCTTCTTAAATTTTTCATCAAGATTCCCTTTTACTTTATAGTCTTGAAGATGCAAGAAAAATAAATTAGGTCTTAATTTTGTCAATTCATAATTCTTCCCTTCCAATAAATCTTCAAGTCCTTTTTTATTAGTATCTTTAATTTTTATTCCAGAATAATTTAAAATATTATTCTGAGAGTCTGAAGTTAATATTAAGACTTTTTCATTTTGAAAGGCTTTGTATGCTGCTAATTGCAAAGCTATCCAGCTTTTACCTACTCCACCTTTGTTATTTTTTACAAGTACGACTCCCATAATCTCCTCCTATTTTTTAATTGTTTTATTGTTCTTTTTTGCAAAATAAATTTTATGATTTTGTAAATTTATTAATTTTACTCCACTAGCTTTCAACTCTATTAATGGAATACTTTTATGCTGCTTTTTATTTTCTAATACAAATACTCCGTCTTTTCTTCTTTTTACAATTCCACATAAAATTAAATTTTTATCTTTTGTTGCTAATAGATAATCATCTGTGTATATATATTTTTTATCTTCTTTTATTCCTGTACTCTCCAACCAAATGACATCTTTAAATTCAAAAGTTAGTTCTTCATTTTTGTTTATTCCTGTTATTTTTCTACTTTCAAAGTTTATGTTTAAAATTTTATAAACTCCACCAGTAACAATGCTGTAAATTTTACCTCTTAATATCACTATTTAATCTCCTTCTTGTTATAAAATTCAGGTTCTCTAAGTGTCTCTTTCATTCCCGCTCCTACACAATATAGGTCAAAAGATAATCTACCCCAGTTGTAGCAATATTTATATTTTTCAAAATCTAATTTTTTGTCCTCTGGAAGCTTGGAATTAAGTTCTTCAAAATCTTTTTGAATTTTGCACCATTTATCAAAAGGCATATTAATTTTTATAGATTCACTCATAATATCACTCAATCTCCTTTACAGTAGGTCTTTCAACTTCAATTATCTTAGGAGTTTTTACCTCTACTATTTTTGGTTTTTCTTTTGGATTTTTCATAATCCCCCTTTCAAATTAAAATAAATTAAGTTCTATCAATTTTTCTTTAATATTCCTTGAAATCATTGAATAATATATAATCTCTGAGCTTTTTTTAATTTCAAGAAGTATAGGATTTTTTAATTTGTTTATAATCTCGTTTTCTATCTCTTCTTGCAATTCTAAGGAAAGCCCTTTGAAAATATTAATAATTTCATTATTTTTTTCACCTTCCTTTTTTTCTTCACTTTTTAAATTTTCCCGTTGGATTTCTCTATTTTCAATCTCTTTAAGGTTAATTTCAGTAGTTCCTTTAAAAAGATGGTTAGAGAAAATACCTGCTATATTTTTTACTCCTGGTTTATTTTTTAAAATATCCAATTGTTCCTGGAAGAGTTTTAAAAGATATTCCAAAGAGTTGGCTTTTAATAACTCAATAATTTTAGTTTCATGCTTCTTAGAAAAATCAATTTTATTTTCTTTGAACCATTGTTTAATTGCTTTTAAATCATCACATGATTTATTATGTTCTTTATGATTTAATTCTTTATTTAAGTTATTTATTATATATTCTTTATTGTTGCCGTTTTCAGACAAACTAGTTTGACTATTTTCAACAGAGTAGTTTGTCTTTTTTTGACAATCCAGTTTGCCGTTTTCAGACAAACTAGATTGCTGATTTTGGAAAACTAGATTTTCTATCATTTCATAATTAACTTTAAAATATCTTTTGCAAGGAACTCCTTTATTTTTTTGTTCTAATATTTTAAGTTCAATTAGTTCCTTAATAATTTTATCTTGCTTATGTCTACCAATACCTGTAAGTTCTCCAATTTTTTCTATAGTTTGATAGAACCAACCTTCTTCATCAGCTAATCCATCAGATGCTTCTATAAGGATTGTTAGTAAAAAGGCTGATTCTATTCCTAAATTTTTGACAATTTGTTTATTTAATGTGTAATAGTTACTGGACATCAATAACTGCTTAAATGTTTTTTCTTGCATTTTATCCAGCTCCTTATTTTTTAATCTTTTAAAATATCTTTTAAAGTCCAAATTTCAATATTTTTATTGCTTATATATTGCCAAAGAACTTCATCATTATTACCATTGTTCATTTTTTCTTGGTATTCTGTTAAAAGTTCTTTTCTTGAATCTTCTAATTGTTTTACTTTATTTTCAATATATTCTCTACTTTTCATAATCTAATCCTTTCTTTAATTACTTCATTCCTTTATAAAGTTTTTCAAGTTCTTTCATTGCTTCCATTAATTTTGGATGCTTAGAATCCATTATTTTATTTTTTATTTCTTCATACCAGCTTTTAGCCATATCTTTATTTATGTAATGGATTCTTTTTATCCCTAATAGATCCATTTGATTTTTTCCACCTATTTCTACCAAGTAAAAAATATATTTAACTTCTTCATCTTTGAAATACAAGTCTTTTTCCATTTTTACACTCCTTAAAATCTTTTTTTAATTTCTTCAGCAAAACTTTTATCAATGTTCAAACAGCAAGGTTGAATATTGAATTTTTCTGGAAGAATTGAATATTTAAAATCAATTTCTTTTTTTGCTTCTTCTTCAGAAGTAAATGCTGAAAGAATAGTTTTATCAGTATTAGTTATGATATAAATAGTTCTAAAATTTTCAGGTACTTTATCTTTTTTCTTAGGCATCTATTTCACCTGCAATTTTGCAAGGATAACCTAATTTTTTAAGTTCTTCCTTGATTTCAATAAATTTTGTGTTTTCTCCATACTTTTCAATTAATTCTTGTAGTTCTGTTAGTTTCATAAATCTTCCTCCCATTCTCTTGGGAAATACAGAAAATGTCTTGTAATATTATAGTGATTATGCTATAATAAAAACACTTGGATATTTTATTAAATAAATCAAGTTGGTTTGAAAAAGGGGTGTCTTGGTCGGTGTCCCTTTTTTGTTTTACTCTTTAAAATTTTTGTGGGCAGTAAAACCAAAATCAAAATATTCTTTTTTTAAGATTTCTATTGTCTTAAAAATTGAATGTTGTAATTCTTCAGAAATATTAGATTTTTGTATTTTTTCATACAAGTCTTCTATTTCTTTTTTTGATTTTGATTCTACCTTTCCTGAATCCAACAATCCCTCCAAAAAACTTAAAGCAGCTTCTTTAAACTCGTTCTCCATTTTTATAACCTCCCTAATATTTAATGTTCTTTACTAGAAGGTGTGTATTTCTAAGAATCTGCTCTGTAATTATCTTTCAACTTGATAAATTATTTTCTATATTTCTCCTAATCATCTTTAAAATTTTAAATAATTTTATAAAATTTAAGAATAAAAATAATACTCCTATATTTATAATAATTACCTTTAAATTAA